AGAACTGTTCCACAACATTCCTACTTTGCTCTTTTCTTGTGCAAGATCAGCAGCATCAACAGCTTCAGTTAATTTGTCTAGAGTTTTTCTACCAGACCTATCAATACCTTCAACAGCTCTGTTGTATAGGTTCCAATCACGCATCTCACGATCAGTACCACCGCCAGCTAGTTTAACGTTAAGTCTACCATCTTCACGGATACGAGCTATACGCTCACGAGACTCATTAATAAGCATTTGTTTTTCAGCTTCAATTTGTTTAAGCTGATTACTTAATTGCCCCTTAGCATTATTCATTAGTCCTTTAAGAGCACCATGTCTTTCGTCTGCATCCATTTTTTCAAATGTACTTGGACCAATTTGTTTAATAAGATTTTGATACTGTTCAGGTTTTTGAGTTTCCATCTCTTTAAAAAATGCATCTCGTTGTTCTGGAGTTTTTAGAGCATCAACAACTGCAAAAGCATTACCTATTTCTTGAGCATTTTGATCTAATTGTTTTTGTTTGTTAGCTAGTTCTCTGGTGTCATATAGTTCAGCAGCAGTTAGCGTCTTAACACCGTTTTCTACATCAGCATTTTGAAATTGAATAGCAGCAGACAAACGTAGTTTTTCAGCATCAGATGCTGCTCTAAACTCATCTGTTTGGGCTAATTCTCGTAATTTAGCTTTAGAAGTTTCACTGGCTTTAAACCCAGTATCGGCAACAAGATTAGAAAGTTTAGTTTTATCAACATTAAGTTGATCTTGTTGAAGCTTAATGTTACCTTCTTGAATCTTCTGTTGATTTTGTTCTGCAGCAGCAGCTATATTGGCCTCATCATACTGAGCACCATATACGTTTTTTTGTAGGTCACGAGCAGCAGTACTACCTGCAGCCATGTCTGTCATTAAGAATGCCATGATCTAATCCTTATTACCCACCCATACCAGGGGCTGCTGTATCGTAACTAGGCTGGTAATTTGTGTAACCACGAAGTGCATCTGCTGTTTGTGCATCTTGAGCACCACCAGAATAAGTAACGTTACCTTGGTTACTACCAGAGAACTGACCAGCAATCTGACCAAGAGCACCCATGCCCTGCATAACGCCTTGTTGGTTCATTCCCATTTGATTTAAACCCATACCTGCAGCTTGAGCAGGATTGTTAACAGCACCAGAACCTTGAGCAAGACGATTAAGATAATCAGTCATAAAGCCATAGTAACCTTTTTGACCAGTCTGTTGAAGAGCTTGCATCTCATTACCAGAGTACAACATACCAGACTTAGCAGCAGTGCGTTGTTGTGCTTGCATAGCGGGGTCTAGTACTCCAGTTTGAAACTGAGAGAATCCAGGCATAGATTGAATGTTTGGATTACCTCCAGGTTGTAAAGCACCAGCATACATAGAGCCTAAATTAGCTCTATATTGAGAAAATGGATCAGCCATTTGCTGTGCTGCAGCACCACTAGGTGCGCTTTCACCAAACCCTAGAGCATTAGTAATGCCTCCACCAGTAAGGGAATTAATACCCCCTGCAATACTAAGAGCTTCCATAGCAGTAAGACCAAATGTCATTTTAATTCTCCGTAATCAATTCTTTAGTTGAGTCAATTAGACCCAGTTCTTTGTAAGATGGAGCAATTACCTCTTCTTCCATCTTGGCTAGGTTTTCTTCACCTAAATGTTTAGTGAGATGTACTGTTACCCAGATGGTATCTTCCTCTGCAATAACAGCACGTTTAAGACCTACCTCAGAAACAAAGATACATGGAGCCTCAAAATACTTTGGTCCAAACTCTGTTGACACAGACACTTTACCTTGCATAATAAAGTTTAAGTGTTGATGCCTATGGATTTTACCTATAATTAAGGTTCCTTTGGGAATAAACATTTGTCGGGCATATGTGCCACAACCATAATTCTCATCAATAGGAGAGTAATAGTGAGTCAACTTACAGTCTGGTAAGGTATCTTTAGCAGCTCCACTAGCAATCATCTTTAGCATACCTTCTTGAACAGTAAGTATGTTTTCCCTAAACTGCACTTTGTTAGGACTGTTACTAGTAGCAATATCATTCATCTGCGATATCTCCCACCACCAACTGCTTGCTCTTGATCCATCTCACCAATTCTAAAGTCTATTTCAGCACCATCAATACGAAGTGGGACATTACTAGTACACAGGAACTCCCAAGCTCTACGTCTATCAGCACCACTTAAATACACTTGAGCACGAGGAGCATTAAGGTTTACCGTTCTGTAAGTAGACCAAGTGTTGTAGTCATCACCACTATGCCGTATCTGCATAGTTCCAGCTACTTTATCCCCAATAATCTCTAGTCTTCCAAAAAACTTACGTTTAGTACTTCCGTTGTCTGAGATGTCCGTAACAGTACGGCAGTAAATAGATTGACCAGCATCTTGGTATGTGTTGACATCCAAGTAATATAAAGTGGCTGTATCGTCATCTAAGGCGTATGGCACACCATTTAATTGGGTGTAGTAGGTGGGTCTAAAGTAAGACTCTTGGTATGTACCTGGGTTAGGTTGGTCATTACTTTGTATAGAGTATTGAGTCCATGTGTACCACATCTTTTCATTAAGGTCATAAACCAGTGTTTGATGAATGTTATGTAGTGTCAGGATATACAGTGTATGCCCACTGATTGTGTAGCAGTACGCAGCTATGTCCCCTAAACCATCAGCTTCAATGTGACGATCTACATTAGCAGTAGAGATACGTACAGGAGCTGTACCATCCATAATATATACAGATTTGCCATAGGTTTTACTAGTACCTACCCAAAGAACAGTGTTATTAGTAGCAACAATTGAATCACCACTAGCACAACCAATTTCAGAAGTGTAGCTTGCAGCTAACCCCAAAGGTGAACCAGTAGGATTACCTACATCATAGAAAAACTGGGTACTGACGGCTCCAAAAGCTACAAGGTAGTTTAGATGTTTGCATATACCTACAAGGGTATCTGAAGTCTGCTCAAAGCTTAAGAAGTTTAAAGCATTCCAGGTAGTTGGGTCGCCCACATCAGAGTTGTAGATTCTGTTACTACTAGTACCTATAAATACGTAGTTGTCTAAAAATACAACACCAGATATGTAAGGACCAGTAGGTACAAAATTTAATGAAGCTGTTAAAACACCTCCAGCACCCTCGTCTGTAAAAGTAATAGTACCAGACACAACACCTGTCTTAGGCGTGTCTACAGTGATCTGAGTGCCAGCAATAGCTGTAACTCTAGAACCAACAGCTATGCCTGTACCTATAACAGCCATACCTACATATAAACCCGTAGCACTATTTACAGTGAAATCTACGTAACTACTAGGTATGTCAGTACCAGTAGGTGTTTGAGTAGCAGGTAAATTAATAGTAATAGTAGGTGCAGAAGCTAGTCCTGTACCCTGATTAGTAATTGTAGTACTGAGGATAACCCCAGTAGTAGGGTCTACTTCAGCAGTAGCAGCGCAACCACCACCAGAAAAAGATAGAGTAATCCCTAAGCTATAGTTAGCTCCACTGTCTGTAATAGTAATAGCACCAATTTTATTGGTAACAACAGCACTAAATGCTCCAGCTTTACTGTACAAATACAGGTTTAACTTGTTGTGAAAGAACATGTAAGCATCTAGAAAGGTGTTTACAAAGTAGCTTTGGCTAGTAGATGCAGAGGTTGTGCCTATGGTTGTAACAATATACCCAGTAGTGTTTATTGAGTACACGGTGTTACTAATAACAGCAACCAACTTGTTGTTAAAAGCATTTAACCCCTGACTGTCTAAGTAAGCAGGTGGTGTAACAGGTGTAATTTGTTTAGCAGCCACAAGACCTGGGCGTTTAATAAACTCTCGTTTAGCATCCCTTGTTTCAAAGAAACAATTAGATGAATACGAGTCTTTAGTAAAGGTCCCATTACGAGACTCAATAGGCTGCGATAGTGGAATACGTTCTGTAGTCATGCTTAACGCCCATAAGAATTATTGCTTATAGAACGATAATCAGGTGAGAAAAATGTGCTGGAAGCTTCAACATCCCAATCAACCAGTTGGCTTTTATAACCACCAGCTCGCAAAGCAATTTCTTGTCTAGCATTCATGGGTACACCATACTCCATAGACATTTGGTCTGCAAGATTCCACACTAAACAATTCATCCATTCATTAGGAAAGTCTGGTACACCTAAAGCAGTTGTTAAATCATCTAACGGCAACTGAGCAATAAGGTGCATTTGTAGGTTAGTTTGAGTGTACTCGTTAGGTGTTAAGTACACATATAAAATACCATTTAACTGGCGTGGATCGTAGAAGATAGTGTTAGCAACACCAGTAGATTGCTTAGAACCTAAGATGTTGTACTCTTGTTTAGAGATAACCATCACAGGTACGTCAATAGGTGGAGTGTTTTGTTGGTTACGATA